ATTTGTTACGGCTGCAATTCAAAACGCTGGATCAACAACAGCTCAATCAGCTAATTCTGCCACCGGATTTCTAGGTTATACATCAGCCGCCTGTGCTGATGTTTATGGTTCATCACTTGGATTTGCTCGCTCACTTGTTGTTTCACCAACACAATGGGGCAAAATCATGGGATACAACGACAATGGGGCACCGCTATACAATGCGGCTCAACCTAGCAATCAGGCTGGATCAGTTCGCGGAGATTCATTGCGCGGTGTAGTTTCACCGGGCCTCAATCTTTATGTATCACGCTCAATTGGTAACGCCGGATCAACAACAGCCGATGGCGATCTTTCAATGGTTGTCATCAATCCAGATTCATACACATGGTATGAGTCTCCACGCTTTACGCTACGCACCAACATTAACAGCGATGGAACCATTGACATCCTGTATTACGGCTACGGCGCATTGGCAACAAAGGTTGCCGGTGGAGCGCGTTGGAATAACCTCCCATAAATCACTATCGGTAGCGGTCGCTCCCGAACGCTACTGACACGAAAGGAACCGAGATGCCTGCAATAGTTACAGCTTCACAGCTGAGAGCAATTCTGGGTGTCTCGGTTTCCTTGTATAGTGATGCTCAATTGGATTCATACATAGATTCCGCTGAACAAACGATTTTGCCGTTACTTACTCAATACCAATCATCGGTTGCATTTGTAAATGTAAGTGATTCCGTCATTTATTTCACTACGATCCGGCCAAATTATTTTGTGCCGGGGCAATCCGTTGTTGTAACCGGGGCCGGTACTTACAACGGAACATACACAGTTACCGATGATCGGATTGAACCATACACATGGACAGCGGCTACAGCTGCGGCCGATCGAACTTACCCGTTGCCATTTATTCCTAATGCAACGGCTACCTTATCCGGTGGATCGGCCGCATCACTTTATGCAAACACACCACCAATAGAAAATGCAATTTTGGTTGTGGCGGTTGAAATTTTTCAGAGCATTACAGCTCCCGGCAATCAAATCATGTCAGACAATTTTCAGCCGGCGCCGTTCGTTTTAGGCCGCAGTCTCAGCAACAGAGTAATCGGCCTTTTGGGGCCATTTTTAGATGTTGAAACGATGTGCCAATGAGCATCGAATCCGCAATCCGCACACCACTCAAAACAGCTTTGTCATCCATCGCGGCCAATGTGTACAACGGAATTCCAGAGACAATGACTAGTCCATCAATTTGTTTGATCCCAGATGCACCTTATTTGGAAAGCGTTTTAATCAATGGATCAACCACAAAAGTCAAAGTCAATCTGACTGTGACTGGGGTCGTGACTTATGCAAACAATGCCGCAGCTTTAGACAATCTTGAACAATTAATGATCAGCATCATCAGCACAATGCCAAACGGCTATGTCGTGGGCAATGTCAATCAACCTCAACCATTGGAAGTTGGCGCGGGCAAATACCTAACAGCCGATTTACAAGTCAGCACCTATTACACCAACTAAGGAGAAATCATGCCAACCACAGTAATCACAGGCAGAGACATCACTTTCACCATTGCTGGTGCTAGTTATGACGCTCAAGCCACATCAGCGACATTGACAGTTGATTCAACAATCAACACCTATCAGACACTCGATGGCAAGGCGTATTTTACGACCGACACACAAGCAAATTTTGCTGTTGAAATGCTTGCCGATTGGGGCGCAGCATCATCATTGTGTGAATCACTTTGGACAGCTGCAACAAACGCACCAAACACCGGCTTGTCTGTAATCTTTGGGGCAGATTCAGGCGCAGCATTTGCGTTTGATGTGCAGCCAATTCTGCCAAGCGCAGGAGGAACAGCACCGGATGCACAAACTGTTTCACTAGCCTTTACATGTGTTACAACACCTGTTGGCACATTTACCTAAGAGATAAGGAATCGGGAGCATGAAACTACCAATTACAATCGAATACACGGATGGCAATGGTGAAACATACATTGCACACCCGGCAGAGTGGGCGAAATGGGAAAACAAGACTGGCAACACGATTGGACAAGCTCAGGACAAAATGGGTGTGTCCGATCTGTTGTTTCTTGCATACCATGCAATGAAGCGCGAGGCCGCTGGCAAACCTGTCAAGCCTTATGAAATTTGGTGTGAGACTGTCAGCGACATCATTGTCGGTGATGCAAACCCAAAAGCTATAAGTCCGGAAGCATAAATCGGATTCTTTGGGAGGTAGCCATTGCAAGTGGCCAACCTGTCAGCGAATTTAAAACAGCTGAGGATTTATTAACCGCAATCGAGATTTTGGAGCAAAGAAATGGCTGAGGAAGCGATCGCATTTAACCGCCAAGAATTGCGATCCGTTTTGACAGCTTTTAAGGCAATGGATCAAGAAGCTGTTCAGGAAGCCAAAAGCGTGAGCAATGGTTTGGCTACTTATCTGCAATCAAAAATCATTTTCGCAGCTAGTAGCCGGCCAAATAAAGCCGCACTCAGGATTGCTCAAGGATCGCGGGTTAGCAAATCATCAAAGATTGGTGAGCTGTCATTTGGCTTTGTTTCGCAGAAATTTAGCGGTGGCGGTACAACCAAGGATCTTTGGGGCGGTTACGAATTTGGCTCAAACAAATTCAAACAATTTCCTGTGTGGTCTGGCCGTGGGGCGCGTGGTGGATCGTTGGGCTATTTTATCTATCCAACATTGACAGCCGAGCAACCGCATTTGATTAGTCAATGGCTTAACGCTTTCGATCGCATTTTGAAGGAGTGGTGAAATGGCCAGAGAATCCAGAACCTTAAAGCTGGCCTTGCTGGCCGATGTTGCTGACTTTACGAAAAATATTGGCACGGCTGGCAAATCTACGCAAACGCTTGGAGATCAAGCAAGTGAATTTGGCAAAAAGGCTGCATTGGCATTTGCCGCAGCTGGGGCTGCCATCGGTGCTTTTGCCGTTGCATCGATCAAAGCTGCCGCTCAGGATGAAGCCGGGCAAAAGAAGCTCGAGGAAACAATTCGCAACACCACAAATGCCACAGCTGAGCAGATTGCCGGGATTGATAAATACATAACCAAGCAAAGCATTGCCACAGCCACAACCGATGATGTAATCAGGCCGGCCTTGTCTCGCCTATTGCGCTCCACGGGAGATTTGACCAAGGCTCAGCAATTACTGACCTTGAGCCAAGAAATTGCAGCGGCAACGGGTAAGCCTTTAGAAGCTGTCACAAATGCCGTTGCCAAGAGCTTTGATGGATCGAATACGGCTTTAACGAAATTGGGCGTTGGCATCGATGCTGCAACGCTTAAAACATTGACATTTGACCAAACACAGGCATTACTCAACAAGACTTTTGATGGGTTTATTCAAAATCAATCGACTACCGCCGCATTTAAATTTCAACAATTAAGCATTGCAATTAATGAAACCAAAGAGCAAGTCGGCGCAGCTTTGTTGCCAGCCGTGACAGCTCTAACCAATTACATTTTGACCAATGTGGTGCCAGTTGTGCAAAGTTTTGTCAATGGATTAACTGGCCAAAATGGGCTTGCAGCTGGTCTAAGCAAATCCCAAATTTCTGCAATTGAGTGGGGCAACAAGGTTAGAGCCGTCATTGATACCGTGATTGAATTTAAAGAAGTCTTAATTGCAACGGCCATTGCAATTGGCACAATTTTTGTTGTTTCTAAAATTGCCGCGGGTGTTGTAGCTACAATAGCTTTAATCAACACATTGATTAAGGCTTACAACCTGTTAAAAGCCTCAGCTATTGTCGCTGGCGTTGCCTCAGCGTTTGCTTTAAATCCATTGCTAGGAGTGGGAGCGACCGCTTTGGCAGCTGGCGTTTTAGCAGGAGCAACCGCAATTGCAAACAAATCAAACACAAGTACGGCATCAAGTGGATCATCCGCTGGAGGATTTTCGGGAACGATGCCCAATGGACAGTCATTTAATACTGGCGTGGCGAGTGCTGCAAATAGTGCTGCGGCTGCCTCAAAAGCGGTTGCCTCAACTTCCGGTGCAACACGATCTGCGGCTGCCGGATCAAGTGGTTCAACGATCAATTTAAATGTCAATGGTGCAATTGATCCAGAAGGTACAGCACGGACAATTGTGAACACGCTGAACAATTCTTACTATCGAGGCACGGGCGGTGCTACCACGCTCCAATTGCTGCAATGAGCATTTTTAACCCGGTTTGGAAAGTAATCATTGGCGGCGTGGAATACCAAACGGCTGTTTTGGCCAATCTGACGATCCAAAGCGGTCGCACCAACATTTATGAACAGGCTCAAGCTGGATACATCAATTTAGAGCTGATCAACTTAGATCAATCAAATGTGGTGATTGAGATCAACAATTCACTCACTATCGAGCTACAAGATTCGACAGCTACTTTTGTGCCGATCTTTGGTGGATCGGTCGTTGAGGTTGGCATTTCTGTAGCTGAGGTTGGATCAGTTGCTTATGCTCAGCGCATCCGCATCATTGCTTTAGGTGCTTTGGCTAGATTGCCAAAGGCATTAACCGATGGTGTTTTGTCACATGATTTTGATGGTGATCAGATTCTTACAATTCTCACCGATCTGTTGGTCAATTCATGGAACGAAGTACCAGCAGCTCTACAATGGCAAGATTACGATCCGGCCACCACATGGGCAAATGCAGAAAACACCGGATTGGGTGAAATTGATACACCAGGCAGCTATGAATTGGCACAGCGATCATCAAGTCGAACCGATGTTTATTCATTGGTTTCAGCTTTGGCAACATCTGGATTGGGTTACATCTACGAATCGGCTACGGGCCAAATCAGCTATGCATCGGCAGATCATCGATCTATTTACCTTGCGACAAATGGTTATGTCGATCTGACCGCCAATCACGCGATTGCGCCTGGTTTGAGTATCCAACAGCGTGCAGGTGATGTGCGAAATGACATAACTATCAAATACGGCCAAAATAGCAACAATGAAACAGATGCCAATGATCCAGAATCAATTGCAATTTTTGGCCAATTGTCTCAAATCTTTACAACTACTTTAAGGCATTTGCACGATGCCCAAGATCAGGCCGATTTTTATTTGGCTTTAAGATCGTATCCACAATTTAATTTTAACGACTTTACATTTGAGCTGACAAACCCAGAATTAGACGATGTGGATCGGGATGCCTTGATCAACATTTTCATGGGTATGCCGACCCGAATTACGGACTTGCCGTTAAACATGGCATCCGGCACATTTTTGGGTTTTGTCGAAGGCTGGACATGGCGAGCCGCTTACAACAGCGTTTCGGTCACGGCTATCATTTCACCATTGGCATTTTCGTTGCAAGCCATGCAATGGCAAGATGTCGCAATTGCAGAGCAATGGAACACAATCAGCGGCAGCCTTACATGGGCTGAAGCATTAGTCGTAGCATAAGGAGGAAAACAAGTGTCAAACCCAACGACCCCATTTTCGTGGCAAATGCCAACGGCAACCGATTTGGTGACAGATTTACCGGCTGACTTTGAAGTATTTGGTCAAGCTGTGGCAACATCGATGGCCGATTTATTAGGTGGCACATCTGGGCAAATTCTTGCCAAAAATTCGAACACCGACATGGATTTTGTGTGGATCGCCAATGATCAAGGTGACATTACCGGCATCACGGCCGGCACGGGAATTACAGTCACATCTCCGACTGGCCCGGTGCCAACTGTTTCAATCGACACAGCCGTCACAGCTGATTTGACTACAGCTCAAACTTTGACGAGTAAGACTTTGACATCACCGGTATTGACCACACCAAGCATTTCCAACATTAACGCGAAAGGTGACATCCTTGTCGGAACAGCTGACAATACTTTGGGTGTTATTACTTCTGGATCAAACGGTGAAACTCTTGTAGCCGATAGTTCCACATCAACAGGCTTGCGCTATCAGGCAGCCTATAACGGCAATCAGATAATTGGCGGCGGATTTGATAACTGGCAGCGCGGTACATCGTTTACGGCTGGAGCAGTTTATTCAGCAGACCGCTGGTATCTCAACGCTGTTTCTGGCACTACTACAGTCTCACGCGATACAGATGTCCCAACAGGTTTAGCGGGCAATTATTCGATCAAACAATTAACGGCGGCAGGTTCATCATTTGCACAATGGAGTACACCATTAGAAACCGCAACAGTTGTTCCTTTACAGGGTCGCGCCGTCGTTTTGTCTTATTACATGAAAAAGAACGCTACTTGGTCAGGAAACTTTAGCCCCAATGTTTATTATTCAAATTCTACAGATGCACTCGCTTCACAGACCACATCTGTAACTGTTGTCAATGTTATTGAACCGACACCGACGACATCTTGGGCTAGGTATTACACAACTTTTACAGTACCTAGTGATGCGAAAGGATTACTAATACAGTTTAATCCGGCTGTCGTTCAAGCATCAGGTGCATCTTTAAACATGGCAGGAGTACAGTTGGAAATTGGATCAGTACCTACATCGTTTAAGCGTGCAGGTGAAACTATCCAAGGGGAATTAGCCGCTTGCCAGCGTTACTACTGGCGTTCGACCACATCAACATCTGGGTCACACGGAATTGGCGCAACACAAAGCGCAGCAAGTGCAATCGTGGGAATCAATTTACCTGTCACAATGCGAGTAGTGCCGACATCGATTGATTTTGCAAATTTGCGACTCGTCAATTATGGAGTGGCGGCTTATTCGATCACTACAATTACACTTTCAGCGGGAGAATCAACTCAAAACTTTATAAACATTGACTGCGCGGGTGCTTCTGGTATGACTGCAAACCGCCCCGTCTTTTTGTATGGTACTGGTTCAGCAGGTTACATCGGCGCGAATGCGGAGTTATAAAAATGGATAATGTCACTTTCATAACAACAGAAAACCTAGACGGCATAAAAACCGAACACGCAATCATTAACAAAGGCAACGGGGAGTTTACCGCAATGCTGAAATCTACCTATGAGGCGCAACAGGTGGAACATTTGACGGAGATTGTGCCGGCAAGTGACTAATTTTCCACAAGGCACATTGCCGCGTTTGATCGAGGTTGCGTTGGCCGAGGTTGGTACAGCTGAAACAGGCAACAATGAGACAAAGTATGGCAAGCACATGAAGGCCGACAAGCTGCCATGGTGCGGATCATTTCTCAATTGGTGCGCTCATCAAGCCGGGGTCAAGGTGCCAAATGTAGTCAGCACCCGTGCCGGAGCTGAGGCATTTCAAAAAGCTAAGCAATGGCACACCACACCAAAGATTGGTGATTTTGTTTTTTTTGATTTCATCATCGATGATAAAACAACAATTAATCACATTGGCTTGGTGATCCGCTGTTCAGAAAAACAGATTGTCACCATCGAAGGCAACACATCAGCTGGTGCAAGTGACCGCAATGGTGGAGAAGTCATGGTGAAATCAAGAGCTTTGGGAGCAAGGTCATTTGTTGTCGGTTACGGCCGACCAACCTATGACTCGTTTTCCGGTGATTTGCCGGATCGACCAAAAGGAGAAAAATGATGGAGCAATTTAAAGCAATGGCAGCCTCATGGGCAAGAAGCTCGGTAGCTGGCATGTTGGCCGTGTACATGACTGGCAATACCAATCCAAAGGATTTGGCATTGGGCTTGCTTGCAGGAATAGTGCCTATGGCAATGCGATGGGCCAATCCGAACGATGTAAGTTTCGGCAACAAAAAGTGAGCGTGGGCGAGTGGATGGCTGTTGGTGGTTTTGTCATTGCAATACTGACGGCCATCTATTCGTCAATGAGGATCATCATCAGATCGGTGATGAGCGAACTCTCACCCAATTCGGGATCGAGTATGAAGGATCAAATCTCACGCATCGAGGCTCGTTTGGATTATCTATACACACAGCTCATTGAGCAAAAGAAGTAGCGACACGCCACAATTTAGGCGCGATTGTTGATTTTGTCGGATGTCGGTGTCACTCTTTGTTTGGGAGCGGATTAGCTGTTCCCAGAATCGGGAGCTAGACAAATGAACGAATTATCAATTGTGATCTTTATGATCATCGCTGGAGCCTTTTGGGCTGTTATGTGTTATGCGGTTGGATTTAAAGAAGGCCAGCGACAAGGCTACACACGAGGCCGCGCGGTTTCACGCCATGCCTCACAGTACGACAAGGCGGCCAAGTAATGGCTGCATTTTTGGATGGTTATGAAGGCAACAAAGAGCGCACAGATCGATGGATCAAGACTTACCCGGAAGGCCGTCTTGAGGCCACAATCGTCAATTTTGATGCAGACAATGGATCAATCCTTGTCCGTGCAGCCGCATGGCGTAATCAAACGGAGATTGAGCCGGCCGGCATCGATTTTGCGTATGGCTATCAGGCTGCCTATAACGCCAACATGAAACGCTGGTTTGTTGAGGATACTGTTACATCAGCTTTAATGCGCGTGATGGCTTTGGTTATGGGTGGCACAGAAAAGGCTACAAAAGAAACCATGGAAAAGGTAAATGCAGCCGATGTCTATGATCCATGGACAACCAAATTTGGCGATGTGCCAAGTTACAAAAGCGCAGCTGAAGCCGAAATGGCAGGCACCCCATCATTTGGATCATCGGATGTTGGGCCAACCGGTTGGGCTGTAAATGGTGTTCCAATGTGTGCTCATGGCGCAATGCGTTGGAATGAAAGTAAGCCGGATGCAGCCAAATCATGGGGAGGCTACTTTTGCAGCGAAAAGGTAAAGGAAAAGCAATGCAAGCCAACATGGTATGTGATGACAAGCCGAGGCAAATGGGAGCCACAAGTATGAGCGACTATGTGGAAATCCTCAATCCACAAACCATGACTGGGCGATTGTATTTTGAAGGCGAAGTGATCGAGGAATACAAAATCGACCAATGCGACAAATGCTCAAAGCTCACAAAGTTTGATCCATTTGGTTATCAGATCGGCTACAACAAAACGGAGAAAATCATTTGGTTTTGTGGTGATTGCCGATGATCACACGGATTGAGGAAATTCAATGTTTGATGGCGGCCATCGATCATTGCAAGGATCGGGAAGCTGATCACAGCTCACGCATCATCCGCAATCTTTCATGGTTTGAGTTTGTGTCACAAAATGCTGAATCAATGGTGTCTGAGTGGACTGTTGCCAAAGCTTTGGGATACGACTACACACCCGGCACGACATGGGATAAAAATCAAGCTGATGTGGGCGATCACATCGAAGTCAAATGGTCTGCCAATCCACACTCAAATTTGTGGATACAGGAATCAGATCGACATGATCGAGACATTGCCGTACTTGTCACCGGTAACTCACCAAAAATGCACATCGTTGGCTGGATTCCGGTAACGATTGCCAAGAAGCCACGCTATCGAAACGCATCACAAAACAATTGGTCGGTGCCACAAATCAACCTACAACCAATCGAGACTTTACAAAGGAGCAATTATGCACATCCTTCAATTTGATTGTTCGATTTGCAAGAAGCTCTATGGCAAGCCAAAGCAACGCCATGGCCTTAAAAAAGGTGCTGAACTGACAGCTCATGAGTGGTTTGCCCAATGCATGGGATGTGGCACATTTGGCATAAAGATTGTTGATGACAATCGGATTGAGGAGCTAAGTCAATGAAACATACATACAGCTTTAGCGGATTTGGTGGAGTTATGAATTGCAGCGATTGCGACAATGACACCATGGTGAACGAATACGATCGTGATGATGGGTTGGTTGTATGGTTTTGCAAGCGTTGTGAGGATCGGATGCACTTATGAAGTTATCCACAGGCTTTGTCCACAGGTGTGCGAAACCTGTTGGAATCGCCCAAGATTACGCTCGGTGTTTGACAGCGTTGGTACGCTCCAGACTCGCAGACGAGCCGGTTCACCGGGTAGCTCGGGCGCGATGTATGGTGCTAATGGCCGTGCTATGTCTTGTTGGCACAACACCGGCAACAGCTGCAAAAGAAGTTAAACCATCAATAGATTCTCTTAAACTCTATGCACACTCAAGGATTGTCAATTACAAAGAATTCCAATGTTTTCACTTGCTGATCACCAAGGAATCAAATTGGCGTGTGGAAGCAATTAACCCAAATGGCAATCATTTCGGACTTGGCCAGATGCGAAATACAAAGTACAGAAACCTTGATGGTTATCGCATGATCGACTGGACATTGAGATACATCGATCATAGGTATCAAGGCAAGATTTGCGATGGTGCTTTAGCACATTGGCGAAAGCATGGGTGGCATTGATGTCAAGAGCTTGGAAAAACGGAAGCACAAGCCGTTGGCGTAAGCTGCGCGAGGTTGTGTTAAAGCGTGATGGATGTTGCCAGATGTGTGGCCAGACAGAAGGCCCAATGCACATTGATCACATTATTCCAAAGCGATTGAACGGCAGCGATGAACTATGGAATCTGAGGCAATTGTGCAAAACTTGCAATTTAGGCAAAGGAGGTCGTTTTTTTGAGATCGATTCCACAC